ATATACTCCAGTTGATAATCTTGGAGCAAGTGCTTATACACTTGTAACTTCCTGTTATGATATGTCAGGCTCTGTATTAAATTTTAAAGACACAATGAACGACACTATTAAAGAAGTGGTCAGTGCTTTGCGTGATCCTAAAAATCCAAGAGTAGACAATACCATGCTTAGACTTTTGGGATTTAATTCGTCCATAAACGAGTTTCATGGTTTTCAACTTATTGAAAACTGTCATCCAGATAATTATGACAATATTCTTACCGCCTCTGGAATGACTTCTCTTTATGATACACTGGTTAACAGTGTAGAGGCCACAGTTGACTACGCAAAAACTCTAAAAAATAGTGACTTTGAAGCAAACGCAATTGTTTTTGTCATTACTGATGGTGATGACACTTCTAGCAAACACAAGCTCTCTTATGTAAAGACCACAATTGAGAAAGCAAGGCAGACAGAAGCATTAGAATCAATTTTGGTTATCCTTATTGGTGTAAACGTTACTAACCCAACTATGAGTTCTAGACTTTTGGATTTGCAAGCAAACGGGGGAGTTGATAAGTATTTAGAGCTAAAAGATGTTAGTACAAAATCTCTACAAAAACTTGCTAATTTTATTGTTAGTCAGAGTTTAAGCACCTCTGCTAGTTTAGGGACTGGTGGCCCATCACAGATTCTTACTATGTAATAAAAATTTTAAACACTTATCCACAACTACTTGAAAATTTGATTTTACCTCAAAATCCCAAATAATTAATATATCAAATCCTTTTTCAAGTAGTTGTTGATGTTTATTGGCTTCATGCTCTCTGGATTCTTTTGCCGTCTTGTGTTTGCTGCGTACATGCCATCCAACAGCGGAATCATCTATATCTGGGCGAGGATGCCAAGCTTCTCCATTATATTCTATACATTTTTTAATATTAGAAATTACAAAATCATACCTGAAATGTGGTTGGTTATTTGCAAATTCTTTATTTAATTCAGCAAAGTAAGTTTTCATTTTTAATTGTTGAGGAAGATTATCATATATGGCCCAAAATACTTTTTGGCTTTCTTTAGAGTACCTGCTAAGTGTTATCGAGCCATTTGTTGATCCATATTTTTTCATTAAAGTTTTTTCTGCCTTTGCCTTAACCTCTGGATTAAGAAGGGGGTTAATGTTTCCATATCTTTTTATGTTAGTTTCATGTCTTTTTTTGATAACCTCTGGATGACTCAGGCAACTGTTAACACCATATTTTTTCATGAATGTTTCTTTTGTTTTACGTTGCTTGCAGTTATTACATCCTTGGTTCCTTTTTAATTTGGCAAGAGATAGATAGGCCACGTTTCCACAAATACATTGATACTTCATTTTTGTATGATAATTTTTATACAAGTCCAAAAGCACATAGCCTAGACTTGAAAAATGTTTTTCAACATCCATTTGAGATGGTGGTTCCTGTCCTGAGCATTTTTTACAGTTTATTTGTCCCGATAGTACCTTTTTGAATGCCTTATTTATTATTTTTCCGCATTTACATTTAAAATAAAGGTGTTCTTTTCCATTTTTATATGCTTCGGATAATAAAACTAAACCCAACTCTTCAAATTTTTTCTTGACTAATTCGTAGTTCCATTGTATTCTCATATCATGATTATAGGACGCTTTACAAAGAAAAACAATAAGCCTAGTCAAAGTTTGGGCACTGGCGGAGCATCACAAATTCTTACTATGTAACTTTATGAATCCTCAAAAATTAACACTAATAGGAAAAAATCATCAGGTGTGCCAAGACTATGCGTCAGTTGGCACACCTGACTACCCGTACCTAATTATTTCAGATGGATGCTCTTCTTCTCCTGACACTGATTTTGGATCAAGGTTACTGGTAAAGAATGCAGAAGCTTTATTAAGTTCAGGGATTTCTCCATACAGAAATCAATCGGGGTTTGTCTCAAATGTAGCATACTCCGCGCTACAAAATAGCAGAGCGTTGTTTTTGCAGGATTCTTGCATAGATGCAACTCTAGGTGTTGTTAATAAAGTTACAGATGATGTGTTTTGTACGGTTCTATATGGTGATGGAGTTATTGTTAAAAAATATAAGGACTCTAATGCTCTGCATTTTACGGAAGTTTCTTATAGAAAAAACTTTCCCATTTATCCATCTTATTCTGTTCGAAAAGAGCTTAAAGAAGGACTTAGCAAATTAGTAGGTAATGAAAAGATTGTCTCGTCTTACTTTATAAACAAAGACGATACTAATTTATATGGTCAAGAAGAACTTATTCTAGATAACAATAGTCCAGAAACAACTCACTCAGTTAATGTACTGAATTTGGATTTCATAGCCATATGCACAGATGGTGTTTTGTCTTTTTCTAAAAAGCTAGGTAATGGTACAACTGTGCCTATGTTTGATTCTCCAGAAAATAAAGCCAAAGTACTATACGAACTTTTTAATTTTAAAAGTATCGCTGGTAAGTTTTTGGAAAGAAGATGGTTCAACGGATTTGTCCCATTCATGAATAAAACTTTTGGAGAAGGAAGTTGGAATCACGTGGATGATTTAACAATAGCTTGTCTTGTTTTTTAAAATTATGGAATACAGAGAGAAATATACAGGCAAAGTATTTGTCGTAAATAACAATGATTACGCAGCTTCCGGTGGGCAGGCAGATATTTATTTACATGGTTCTTCTGCCTTAAAGATCTTCAAAGACAAGAAAAAAACTTTGCCTGAAGCAAAAATCCAAGAACTGATGGTTCTTGATTCTCCTGAAATTATTTCTCCGAAAGGAGTACTAATAGATTCAAAGAATAATAATGTTGGTTATTGGATGAAGGCAATTCCCAAGAATATACCTCTCTGTAAAATATTTCCTCCAATTTTTAGAAAAAAAAATAACATCACTCCAGATACTACTTTATCCTTAATTAGAAAGTTGCAATCTGGAATAGAATTTATTCACTCTAAGAATATTCTCGTAGTGGATATGAACGAGTTGAATTTTCTTATCTCAGAGAATTTTAAAGATTTATTTTTTATTGATGTTGACAGTTACGAGACAAAATCTTTTCCAGCAGAAGTATTGATGCCATCTGCCAGAGATTGGCACGTTTCTGGAAGGAAATGGACAAATGAATCTGATTGGTTTTCATTTGGGCTGCTTGCTTTTAATATGTTTGTTGGAATACATCCATACAAAGGCACATATGAGCCGTTTGAAGGAAAAGTAGCATCTTCAGATCTTTTTGAAAAAAGATGCTTATCTAATATATCTGTTCTAAATCCAGAGGTAAAAGTTCCACCTGTTGTCTTACCTTTTTCTGTCATACCTCCAGTATATCTAAATTGGTTTAAAGCTATATTTGAAAAGGGAGAAAGAGTAGCACCACCCAAAGATTTGGTGGATGCTGTTAAGTTGGTTACTGCTGCGGTTACTAATTTAAGTAATAAGTTGAATATTAAGACTATATTTAAAACAGAAGATAGTATACTTTGGTTTGGTGATAAATCTATATTAACAAACAAACATGTTTTTACTAATAATATTAAAATAGATTTACCTATTGATTGCAGCAATGGACAGATTATAATCACACCTAAGTATGGACACCAACTACTTGTCTATAAAGAGTTTGATAAAATAAAATTATATAATTTAAAAGAAAGAACCTTCATCAACGAAACGATTCTGGGAGAAAGTTTTTTCGTATACAGTAATCAAGTATTTGTTAAATACAAAGATACGATAAAATCTATTGTTATGATAGAGAGAGATAACTCTATTGTTGTAGGTGAAGTAGTCAACTGTAATGTAATGCCAAAATCAAGCTATGTTTTAGATGGTTTTGTAGTTCAAGACATTCTAAATAATTGGCATCTAACATTATGCACTGAGGAAAGTACTTCTTATAATATCAAATTTAAAGAGTTTTCAGGAAAGCCTCTGGAAGGAAAATTTGAAAATGGAGTATTGATTATGACTGGAGTGAATACTTCTGGCAAGTATACTAAGTATATCCTAAAATTTAATGATGACTTTTCTGATTACAATTGTAGGACTATAGACGACGAACAAACAGTAACGTTTACTGTTAGAGATAATGGTGTATGTACGCATGTTAGAGAGAATAATGATATAGAACTATTCTCTAATAAAATTTCTAATAATAAAATAAACACTTTAAATGATCCAGCAGTAGCTGGAGCAATCCTTGGGCATGATGGCTCAAAAGTCTTGATTTTAAAGAACAATGAAATTAGTGAAATATCCTTAAAATAAGGAGTTAAAATTATGTATTCAAACTACAAACTGCTTTTTGATAAGACCTTTTATAAGTATATTTTACTAGAAGTTACCAAGACTTATAAAATACAGTTTTTAGGTGTTACTAACTTCCTAGTTGGTGCTTCCATTGCCTACTTAGTGTTTAGTGTGTTCGCTCCTAAAATGCCAAAAAAAGAATTTCTTGTTTTGTGGCTTATATTAGACCTACTTAATAAAACAATACACTATTTTACAGAAAAGATAGTCGTTTATATGCAAAACATATCTGATCTATTTATAAACATGGCATACGCAGTAATTTCTTTATTGGTTTTTGCTGCGCTTTATGTTATATTACTTTTCAGAGGTTAATGAGTGAGAGATCCTAAAAGAATACCTCAAATTATGTCCGAATTTGAGAGTTTTTGGAATCAATATCCAGATCTTAGATTTTTTCAGGTGGTAGATTTGTTGGCCAACTTAGCTGGCTATCCTGAAGATCCTTATTACTGTGAAGATGATGATTTATTAAAAGAACTTGAAATTAAAAATGAAGATATTCATGAAAAATAAAAAACATATCTGGATTAGTGTAGACGTAGAAGCTGATGGGCCTTGTCCAGAAATTTATTCTATGGTGAGTTTTGGTGCTGTGGCCGTAGAGCCAGAGCTTAGCAGGACTTTTTACGGTGAAACAGCGCCAATATCCAATAACTGGCTTCCAGAAGCTTTGTCTATTTCTGGTTTTACTAGAGAAGAACATGAGAAGTTTGAAAAGCCAGAGATTACCATGAATAAATTCTATAATTGGTTGAAGGGTCTTGACGCAAAAAGGTGTGTGTTTGTGACAGACAACTTGGGCTTCGATTGGCAATTTATAAACTATTACCTGCACAAATATGTAGGAGAAAACCCGTTTGGGTTTTCAGGTAGAAGAATTAATGATATTTACTCAGGTTTAAAAGGCTCAGCTTTTGAACAAAATGACTGGAAAAAGCTGTATAGAAAGACCAAACATACCCACAACCCGGTAGATGATGCCAAAGGCAATGCAGAAGCACTTCTATCTTTCAAAAAAGATTTAAATTTTACATTCTAAATTTTATATGAGAAAAAATAAAGCAGCAACAAACGCAAAAATTAGCACTAAACTAAAAGCAGGAGCCAGTGGAACAAGTAGCACTAGAAGTAATACTCAAAAGAAAAAAGCCACTAAAGCAAGAAAAAGAGTAGATAAGGCTCACACAGGAAGCTTTTGGTCTTTTTCTTGGGTTAAAACATCAAAAAATTAGTTATCTAGTTTAATTGTGAATGGGTTATCCCCTAGAAATACCCCCAAACCGCCATAATTAACAACATTATTAAATTTGTTTTTACATGTGGTAAGTTTGTGATCACAGCCTGCTGCTATATTAATAGTATCCCCTACCTGAAGTGTTTCAAAAGCCACTATTAATGTTACAGCAGTCCCTACGTGTCCTGTCACATATCTTATTTCTTGAGTTGTGGTGTTTTCAACAAACCCGTTTACCCACCAACCATCTGGTGCTGGAGTAACTCCGTCTGTAACTGTTACAAAATCTGGACTCTGAATTACATCACCAGAAATACCAGTGATAGTAGCAGTTTTAATGAAACTTCCTAGTGGAACTTGGCATTTTGATCCATAAAGCTGATGTCTGCATGGTATGCCGCTCGTTACTCTTAAGCCATTCCGAGAAAACGCAGAATCAATAGGCATACACTCCAAACTTGCTTCGTTTACTGACCAAGTTACTCCCCTAATAATTCCTTGCCAAAATGTAGCTACCTCTGGAGTCTCTGCTCCTTCAGGTCTGTGGTATCTAAAAACAGTTAACCACACCGTTCTTGGGGGAACAAATCTCAACCATTTTTTGGCCAACTCATTGTCTCTTGGCACAGTTATACTTAGTGTTTGTGCAGAAACTTCCTTACTTAATTCTGGCTGACTTCTAGATAAATCTTCTAAAGCAACGTAAGTGTCACCATTATAAATTATATCTTTTACTCCGCTAGTGTAAAAATAAGGGGTTGTAAAACCGTCACTTGTTATTTTATAAAGCTCTACAGGTTTCGCACTATGTGTAGAGGCCTCTATCTCTAAAAAATCCATTTCTTATCCTTCTTATGGTGTTTCAAAAACATCTATTATTTTTATGCTTGTACTTGCGCTGTCAGTAGTTGAATAGTTTAGGTCTACTGTGTCAGAATCCAACCTACAGAACCTTATAAAACATATAAATTTAAAATCTGAGTTTGAAAAGTCAAATCCAAGGCTGGAATCTATTGTTAAAGTTTCAGTACCGTCTCCGTTATCCACAGAACCTTCTATTCTTCTAAAAAGATACGTTCCATCATTTTTTGCGAACATAATATCTCTTCTTACAGACGCCTGTCTAATGAAAAGACTATAATTTATGTTCTTTATTTTCAATGTAGTATCACCTGACGTTCCAGCTTGTGCTATTTGAATATCTTCTGAAAAAGTTGGATACCACATAGGTCTTAACCTTCCACTACGATAATCTAAAAATCCTAAAAATTCAGATATTTCTTGTTTTGTTCTTAATAAAAGGTTTAAATCTGTTCTTTCTTTGGACAATTCAAATCTTGAATCTATTTTAAACAAGCCAACATTCTTATCTAGTCTTCTTTGTGCATTGTAGACTTCCATAGAGTTGTCAGCATCAAAATTTGAATCTTTTATGTATACGTCATAGCCTTTATAAATATTTGTGGGGCCGTAGGTTGTTACTCTTCTAGTAACATAGTCTTGAGCTAAGATATCCCAAGATACCTCGTGGTCTTCTACTTCATAAACAATTATTTTTCCTGATGACGACTCATTACTAAAGACAGCCTGTCTCATTGGACAGATGGTACTGTGTTTGTAGAAATCTTTAGTTGTAGGAGCCACTAGAGTTATAGAGGTATCTGTTATAGAGTCAATTCTAACAACTTCATAATCATTATAGGCGTTGTACAGTAACACATAGCCATTATCATAATAATCATGATATAAAGTGTTCACAGTTATAGTAGATGTTCCAGAAGGAACATCGTAACCAATATATCTGTAGTCTTGGACTATTGGTGATAACCAAGTCTTACTTTTTCCAAACATAAGCTGGTTATGAAATTCTATTCTTTTAAGAGCATTTAGTTCATAATCATTACTATTTGCCAAAAGAGTTTTATACTGAAATTGTCTTCTTGGAAATTCTCTTAGACTTATTCTTTGTTCCTTTCCTGATTTGGTTTCTATAATATCAGTTAAATAGCTGATAGTCTCTACAACTTCTCCACTGTCCCAATCGTGGAAGTATGGAAAAGTTACCGATAGAACACCAGATATTAACAAGTAAGGGTCTTCGGCATCAGAGAATATAAATTGATAGTTTCCGTTTATAGAGGCTGGTGCAGCACTGGTTAAGGCTAGGTTATATGTCTGTATTTCCAAAGCTTTGAAAGTGTGCGGTGTTGTTGGAGAAAAGTTTATCCCGCTAATATTAGTAGGCACTACTCCAGTCATGGTTTTCTGTGTAAAATAACTATTCCAAACACTAACACTTGTGCTAAAGTTTGTTGGAGCACCAGTTAAATCTATAGAAGAAGGAATAACCCATATTCTATTATAAAAAATGTCTGAGTAGGTTCCCCACTTGATTCCACTTCTTGTTACTTCATCAAAATCTATATTAGTAGCAGACACACCTGTAGTTATTACCCATTCAGGTAATATTTGTCCTTCTTCTCCGTCAAATGCAAATGATTCAGATCTAGTATTTATAGAAAGATTTAAAAAAGAATCATCGAAATTTGTAACAAGATTAGTAGATTGTGCGTAACCGGTGTAAGTAGCCATTATACATTTTTAACTGACAGTCCAAATCTGTATGTTCCTACTGATGGGTCTGATTGATTCCATGTATCACTTTTTTTCCTAAAAGGGAAACATTTATAGGTGTCTGATGAGACGGATATATCTGACCCCGGATTTATATTTTGGAGGTTCACCCAATATATAAAAGGTAACTCTCCTACTGGACACCAAGGAACATTTGGACTCGTATTAGAGAGAGAGGAAGAACTGTCTAGAGTAACATTTATTATTATTGGTACTTGTATTGGATTGGAGTTGAAGGTATTAGGTGTATCTAACCAAATACTAGCACTTTTACCTATACTATCGAAACACTGAACTCTGGACGGACTTAATTGATTTTGTGGTATACTAAAATCACCGGATAGCCATCTTGGAGTTCCACCATCTGGCACAGATCCATAAACTGCTCCTTTTGGTCTTGCGTCTGACCAAAAACCTACTTGGTTTTCACCTAATAAAGATAGTGAGTTGGAGTAGGCTGTATTATTGTGTGCCTGACTTCCACAATAAAACATACCTTCTATTGGGTCAGTAGTCCAATGAGTACCAAACTTTGATCTATCTATTTGCCCGAAAAGTAGTCTTTGATAGGTTCCTGCAGGGCTTTCTACAAAGAAATAAACTACATCATAGTTAGTGTCAGAGAAACTATAAAAGTGATATGTCACTATAGCTCCAGTAAGTTGCACCATTCCCGGAAGTAAGTAACCAACCCCACTGTTGTAAGTCATAACTCCAGTTTGATTGTACCACGCATTAGACAGGTTTACTCCTGAACCACAATTCATGAAAATACCAGTCTGAGATGTTCCACCAGCTGGAGTAGTTTCTGCAACAAAGCTCCTGAAATTAAAAAACATTCCATTCTTGCTCATGTGCATTCTTCTACCTGTACCTTCGGTAACATAACTCTGCTCTGTGAAGCCTGCATCAGCCGTAAGATGTGACCTTAATTTGCTCATCAGGTCATTAACATCTGTTGCAGAACCCGAACCATAAAAACTTGCCATTTTTTCTCCTTTACACTAGCCTGTAGGCCACAACATCTGAATCGCTTGTTCTAAAGACATTTGGGACTATTAAATAATCATCCCCGGCATACTGAACTATATCCTCTGGGTTTAATTGATAGCCAGTAAGATGCTTGAGGCCTATAAACTCCCCATACATGTTCGCAGGACTTCCCTCCACTATAACAATACTTTGCATAGCATAAGTTCCGTCTAAATTTGTTCGTAGATTTTCAAAACCACCTAGATAACTTCTTGTTCCTTCACAATATGGAAAAGTTCCAGAATAAGAAGAACCAAGAGACGAGCTTGTAGTCATGTAGTATCTTTTCCAAGCTCCAGCGGGATCTTTGAATGCTAGAGCACTAACATGGCTGTTGAATGAAGTGCCATTGAAAGCATCCACTGGTTTCCAAAAACTATGTGTGGCATTTGTTACGTCGTTTTGTTTTACTGGAACGCCAGAACTACTAACCACCCCACTACCTGAAGCCATCAAAGGATAAGCATATTGTGGGGGTGTTCCATATACTAAGTAGAATCCCATGTAAGCTTGGTGATATGTGGTTCCTAACCTAGTGATAATAATAAACCTATAAGAATCAGCAATAAACCAGTATTTTATCGCGGTAGAGTTTACTGGATTTGAGCTAAGAGAGGGTAGACATGTGGGCAACTCGGAGAGAGACATTGCTCCCGGTTGATTGTAGAACGGTAACAAACTGTTATAGCCTGTAAAACCATTTAAAATCAATGCAAAGTTATCAGCAACAGTGTCATGGTAAGCCTTAAGACCAACATATATTTGATCTGTACCACCACCAACTCCCTTTACTATAAGTTCTTCACTTCCAGCAGTTGTAGTGTATCTTTGTACGATCCACCTATCTCCAGAGGGGGTCATAGTGTCACATATAAAAGTTTTTAGTTTATCTAGTAGGTCAACATGTGAGGATGCATTCCCTGTTTCTACAGCCATTTATTTGACTCCAAGTTTTTTAAATATTCTGTTTAATATGCTTTCTCCAGCGTTACTTTTTAGGTATTCTTCTAACAAGTCTGGATTAACTTGATTAACAATCTTTATTTGTTTTTGATTATTTCTTAAAATCTCAATAATGTAATCTAATTTTTCGTGTAATTCTCTAAGTTCTTTTTCCATAATATTTCCTTAATTTTGAGCTTGTTTTACTGCTCGTTTATTTCTACTGATTGTATTGATAAATGTTCTTTGTCCGTTTGAGCTTCTCATATATTCATCAAAAAGTTGAGGATCAAGTTGATTTACAATAGTAACTCTACCATCAACATTAACATTGTTAGATGAGGCAGGGTGTGCTTCTGGCAAAGAAGATATTCCCGGAGCAACAACACCGCCATCTGCAAATGCAAATCGTCCGGCATTTATGCTATCAAGAATGTTTGTTCCAAGCATTCTCACACTCGAAGCTTTAATTACGTACTCTCCATTGGACAGAAGTGCCGGTATGGAATCACTTGTAGATGTTCCAGCACCAATAACAGAACCACCACCCGCTAGCTTTTTAACCATTCCCCCAAAGGCGGCATTAAAGTTTCCAAGTGGGTTATTGTTAAATTTGAGTGGACTATCTACTAGACCCTTTAAAGATGAAGATTTTCCAAATGAACCAGCCAGACTGCCTAAAAACGGAAGTATTCCAGAAATAAATTTGAAAAATCCATTTTGTTTGGGATTTTTTACTAGATTTCTTAGTCCTTCTTGTTGTCTTAGCAGCTTTTTAAGTGTTTCTGGATCATACTTGAACCCCGGAATATTTCCGTTTTCTACTAAAGTATTGAAGGCCGAGCCAAATCTATTCTTTCTTTCTGCGTCTGGATCATCTACAGTTACTTCTGTAAAGTCTTGTTGTGGTTGTTTATTTGTTAAGCTTCCTAATGCTGAGCTTAAGCCGAATAATAGCAAGAGCTTATCTAATCCACCAGAGTTTCCAGAGCCACTTGAACCTGAGTTACTTCCTAGTTTTCCAAATATGCTGGATATTTTATTTCCAAATCCTGAAAATATGTCCAGAATTCCACCACCAGCAAGACTAATTATACCACCATTTCGGCTTTTTTTGTTAAATATACCTAATTTTTGTAGAATAGAAAGAAGACCGCTTCCTGCAAATCCAGCCTGATTTCCTGAATTATTTGTACTACTTCCAAGCAATCCTGTAAGAGCTTTTCCTTTTCCAGAGCTAAAGAATGAGGCGAATTTTCCAAATTTAGAATCCCCACCAGCGAAGCCCCCTAGATTTCCTAGACCGCCGAAGATTCCACCTATTATAGATTCTTTTAAGTTATTTCCAGATAAAGCACCACCCGCAGCACCAGCACCAAGAGACAGTAGTGGGCCTATGCCGGGAATAAAACTAAGGAAAGGAGCAATAAATGATAAAGCACCACCTAAAAATTTTCTAAACTTGCTAATTTTTTTAGGTGCTTTTGGTTTAGATTCAACTATTTGATCTGGAAGCTTTAATAGACTTGCACCACCATCAGTATAGTTAAACTTAGAGGTATCTATTGTTGGAGCTTCATAATCCTTTCTCTTTCTATCTGTGAATAATGCTCCTCCAGCCGCCAAAGCAGGAACAACGCCAGTAGAGTTTACAAAATCAAAGAATTTTTCTCCTAAACTTTTTACTACAGGTGCTTGTATTACATACTCGCCGTTAGAAAGTCTGGCGGGCACAGAATCATCTCTGAAACCACCGGATGCTTTTATAGCTCCACCAGAGATAAAACCTGCTAGACCACCAAAAGCTCTTCTAATAATTCCACCTTTTGCATTTTCTCCTGCACCTATTCCCCCTAAAATATCAAGTGGTGATTGTGAGGTGCTTACACTTCCTGCTGTAGATAATAGTCTAATTATCTCATCTAGTCTAATCCCTACTTCTGTACTTATGGTAGAATAAAGTCCTGAGAAGTATCCACTTATACTTGGAACGATATTTCCGCTATCAGCAATGTTTACAGGCTGACTTCTATATGAAGCTGAAGAAATCTCACTTATGAGTTTGTTGGCCTCTGAATTTATTGATGCTATTACCCTATCACTAATACTTTTTAGAGTAGTATTTAAATCTGAAGAAGGATTAGATAAAGATTTGTTTTGAGACAGGTCTTCATTGAATGTAGTTTTTTGTTTAGATAGGTCATCAATTCCAGTCTTGTCTGTATCTGACTTTACTTTAATAACACCTCTATCACTACCGTCAACTTCCACTCCCTTAATAGTTACAGGAATAGACTCACTAGAACCTTTACCAGAAAGTTCTGGACTATTCAATGCTTTATCTGCCGCAGTAGAGTTTACGTTTGGTCTATTACCTATGGCTCTTTTTGCATCTTCTTTAGCTGAGTTTGGATCTTTTTCTCCTAACTTAGTTCCGGCAGCATTTACTTTAGCTGTAAGTGCTTCTAAAGCCGAAGCAAAATCTTCAGTTTCAGATTTTATTTTATTTTTTAATTCTTCAATTGAATTAACTACACCAATGTTGCCTTCAACTACCTTCTTATTTAGACTATTTAAAAGATCTATTTGTTTTGGATCTAATGCCCCATTAGAGCTTCTAGCTAAGTCTTCCGCTCTCTTTTGGTCTTGTGAGGCAGTTCCAAGACCTAACTTATCAAATAGTTTGCCAAATACACCAGTAACATTTCCTTCTGATTGTCCCGGAGTTGGAAACAGGCTTCCAAACAGTTCTTCAGTTAATCTTCTGGATATTAAGTTTCTAAACGTTCCAAGAATAGATTTTCCTAAATCAGAAAAAGATTCAGCAGCAGATTTGGTTCCATCTTGAATACTGTCAAACAAAGAAACAAAGTTATCTTTAATACTGTTTGATGCTTGAATAAGTTCTCTATCATCAATTACAGTCTTAAGTTCTTTTAGTTCTTGTTTTAATTTGTTTAGATTTTCTCTTCTCTGAGCGTTATCAATTCTTTGTTCTTCTGTAGTGACAGGAGCATTTAACAACTGTTCTTGAGCACTTATAACCTGCTCCAGAGCTTGTTTGTATTTTATTCTTTCTGAAGTTGCTTCTACTGTGGCATCTCTTTCTGATACAAGTCCTCTGGCTACCTTAAGACCCAAATCTGATTCTTCTGAACTTAGTTTATTTTTAAGGTCTGATGCCAGATTGTCTAAAGATTGAAGCTGAGTTAGTCTTTGTCTTATACTAATTTCTTGTTCTATTAGTAATCTTTTTCTTCCTAATAATTCAAGTTGTTTGTTTAATATACTTATTACTTTGGTATCTGTTTCTCCAACAAGCAAATCATTTATACCAGATACTTGTTTCTCTATATTAACTATCTCTTCTATTTTACCTTTAACTATATCCAGCAATCTGAATCTAAGAGTAGTCTCGTCGTTCAGGTCTTGAGCATCTATTACTGATCTTTCTAAATCATCTACCTGTCTTACAGTTTCTTTACTTACAGACTGCAACGATTTAAAGTAGTCTAAGGTAAGAGAGTTTCTTGATTGGCTAAGAGCCGCAATTTCTCCTTCAAGCTTTGTTCTTTCTCTCAAGTTAGATATAAGGTCTGTAGATTGTTTCAAATCTAAAACATCCAACTTTGATTGAGTTACGTTTGGCTTTTCGTTGGTTTTGGTTGCGTTTTGTTCTATATCATTTTTTTCTGATATAAACGCACGTTCTTTATCTAAACGTTCTGCGTCTAGAAGAGCTAGAGCGTTTTTTCTAGTAGTTATCTCGTTGTTTATTTCTTGATTTTTTATATCTAAAATCTTTTTAGATGCGGCTTGTTGAGAAATTATATTTTGATCTAGCGCAGCATCTACTAAATCTTTTTCTTGAGCGAGCCTATCCTGAACGAGCTTAAGCTCGTTTTGTTCTTGCTGTATACCAAGCTTTCTAACCTCATCTACTAATGCTTTTCTGTCGGCAAGCTCACTTTTTTGTGATTTTTGTTTTCCTTTATTTGCATCATCAGCAGTACCTTTACCAGTACCCGTGCTAGTAATTTTTGGTTTCTTTTCTAAACCCGAAAAGTCTATTCCCGGCTTTCCTGCTTTTCTTAAGTTAATATCCTCAGTAACTTTCTGCCTGAAAGCATTTTCTTCATCTATTATCTTAAATATTTTGTCAGACGCTTTTTGTGGTGATATTTTCTTATTTTTTTCGTCAGTTCTTACTTGAGCTTTTCTTTCCTCAAATCCTTTTAAGATTCTATTGGTTTGATCTTCTTTTGCTCCTTCAATTATTTTTGTTTCTCTGTCTTTATTTCTCTTTCCGGTAAATATGTCACCTATTTCACCAACAATTGCTTTATTTTCTTTTTCAGATTCTAGTACTGCTTTAGATCTAGCACGTACAAATCCTTCTATAGCCTCGGTTTCTTCTCTTATTTTCTTTGTAAACTCAGATTCATTATTGGCGTTAAATAGGAAATCACCTAACTGTGCTGCTTTTAATAGAGCTTCAGATAGTAGTAATGGAATAGTAGCTAAAACTAAGACCAGACTATTTACAGCTATAACAGCCAAATTTAGGTTGAAAGCAAAAATATCTGCCACAACAACTATTGCATCTAGTATTGTGACTGTTGATTTTAATTGATCGTTGGTTCCTGAGCTTAGTGTTACCAGCCTAATAAAAGCACTGACTATTTTTGAAACAGATATTAACAGGTCTTTTGAAGTTTCATAAATATTAACAATATTGGTGTAATTGTCTTCTAATGTCTTTGCTATTACATCTAATTTATCTACTAAGAAGTTAACTATTGCAAGAATGTCTTTATTTATAACAGAAAATATTCTGCTGGCTACTTCTCCTATTCTTAGGAGTGATTGTGCGGGTTTTACGTCTTCTACTGCATTACCAGAAGCGTCTGTTAGTAGACTTCCGTCATCTTTTAGAACTTTGACTTTTTGTGTTAATCTATCTACAACATTAGCCAAACCATCTCTCAAATTATCAAAAACAGCTTTAGTTGATATTTGAGATATTTGTTCGAACAAATCTTGGAAGTTAGATATTACACCAGCAAAAGATGCTCTATTAGCTACTTTAAGGGCTTCATCAAACTTGTTTATTGCGTTGGTCAGTTCAGCAAATAATATATCACCACCAGCCGCTCTAAGCTGTCTTATTCTCTTAGCTGTTAGTTCTATTCCTTTACTATCTTTTGCTGAGTTTAGGAATCTCTGTAATGGGCTTGTTACTCTACCTGCACCAGATAGTACTAGATTTACTTGCGAGGCCAATTTCTCAGCAGATATACCTATTAAACCAGCAACACGAGCAAACTGTCCTGTTAAGGCTGTTACTCCTTCCAGTGATGGGGATAGTCCTTTTGAAGCAAGTATTATATTTTGAAATGTGCTTAGTAACTCTCTATTTGTAAAAATAGTAGTCAGTGCTGCAGATTGTAATCCTTGGAATTGTTGTTCTACTGCAAGCTGGGCTACTTGGTATTTAGTAAGTATTCTACCACCAACTTCTACAGTATCGTTTACTTTTTGTCCATTTATAGAGAAGTTAAAAAACTCTTGTGCTAACGCAGCAGAAGCATTTTTAGTTTGTTCCAAAGCAGAGTTATATTCAAAACCAGTTTGAACTAAAGCTCCTAAAGCACCAGTAAGAACAGTTAGTTTTATGGCTACTAATGACGCGGCTACGCCTATTGAAGTTAGAACTCCTAATATAACTAGCCCCGGAGGGCCAGCTTTGGCCAGACCAGCAGCGAATTGAAATACTACAGGGCCAATATTCTGCACTATGTTAGCTAGAGCACTAAAACCAAAACCCAAAGTTCTTAACTGTCCTCCAGCCAAGAAAGCAGAAGTTCCTATAAGTCTAAAAGTAGAGGCCAGTCCTGTTATAGCTCCACGAGCACCACCAGCATCTTGCGCAGCTAGCCTGAAAGCATTACCTAAACTTTTTAATGATCCTTGACTAGAACTAGAAAACTGATTTAGTCTTTGCTGCGCTCTATTTAAATCCAAACTTTTATCAGTAAAAAGCTGTATCTTATTCTTATCTTGGAAACTTCGTATTTGTGGTTCTAATGCAGCTAGTTCTCCTCTTACAGAATCAATCTTACTCTGTACACTAACTATAACTCTAACATCTCCCTTTTTTATAGCCTCGTCTAATTCTCTATTTAATTCAGCAAGTTTTCTAGAGACGTTTGTTAGACTGCTGTCTATTTCACCCTTTAGTACGAATTTCTTTCTTGCTATGTCGTCTTGTGCTTGTGATATTGAAGAAAGGTTTGCTTTGAACTTTTCCGCGTTATCCAACACTGCTCTTATATGAATATCATTTTGACCTAATCGTTGTGCCTCAAGAAGTGCAGATTTTAATTCAGCTATGACCTTATCAATGTCAAGCTCTATTTTTGGTTTTATATCTACACTATTACCAAGTTCTTTAGCTTTTTTAAGTTCTGCTTGTGTGTCTTTAAATTGAGTTTTTATGTTAGCAAAGTTGTTTGCCAACTTAGCCAAATTGTCCTGTGTTGCATTTCCTGCAGCAACATTAGCAGCACTCAAATTGTTAACTGAGACAGTAGTTTCTTCTATTTTAGCTTTTGCTTTTGTTAGAGCATTAAACTGTTTAGAGGAAAGATCACTTGAACTTTCCAAAGTTTGAGCTTCTGCCTGTAAAGCATTTGCCCTTGAAGTAAATTCAGGCTTTCTTTCTACGTTCCCTGTTTTGGTATCTTTTTGAACTTCTGTGGCTAGCTGTCTTGTTCTCTTAATTATATCTATTATGCTTTCAGATATTTTTGTATTATTTTGTATTGTCTTTTGCGCAGCATCGGCTTCTGCCTGACCATAATTTTGCACACTTATAGTAGCAGCATTCAATTTTGCTTGAACGCCCTCAAAAGATTCTACCAAACTTATTTTTTTTGATGATTGTGCTAGTTCATCAATTGGCTTTTTAAGCGCACTTAGCTGAGCTTGTATTTTTGCTTGATCTGATTGCAGACTAACGACTAGCTTGAGATTTCCAGCTTTCTTGGCAGCATCTAAATCAATTAGTAATTGTCTTGCTTGTTTGTCAAGATCTTTTAGTTGATTTAAATTACCTACTTTTACGGTTATTTCATTTCTGGCTATCTTGTCCTTTCTTGCTCCTACAGTAGTTAGCTCTTTCTTTAAAGTTATTAAATCTTTTAGTTGAACATCAAACTCTATAGTATCTTGACCGATGCTTTTAGCGTCTTTCTTTAAAGAATTTACTTGCTTGATTAAAGCATTTAGTCTGTCAGTAGCACCACTACTTCTAAATTCTACTCCAAGACCTATTGATTTAGATAGCTCAAATTCTTTTTTAAAGTTTTTTAACTCTTCTCTAACTTTAGGAGTTTCTTCTTTTATTCTTACTCTAATATCTACAGGTTTAGCATCCAGCTTGTTTCTTTCTGCAAGAAGCCTTTCCAATTCTTTTCTAGTGTTGGTTATGGACGCAAGTATGTTGGCAGTATTCTTGAAACCTTCTATGTCTCCACCTTTTGCGGCCTCATCTAGAAGTTTTCTTAAATTCTGTTCTACTTTCTTTGTTTCTTCAATGGCTGTGGCTGAGTCAATATCAAGTTTAATGTCAGAACCTTTTTGAAGTTTTTGTAGTATGTCTTGAAGCTTTCTTATTGACTCTGTTCCACCAATCTTAATGTCTTCCAGAGCTTTTAAAGAATTTGAGAGATTTTGTGCTGATCTTTCTAGTGATTTGTAGCCAGTAATTCCTTCTGAAACCAGCTTGGCTTGCAAATCCTTAAGTATTTTTAGCTCATTTCCACCAAACTTCTGAACATTAAATAATTCTGTATAGGCAGCAGTCAGTAATTTTAATTCTTTAGCTTGTTCTTCGTTTCTACTATTTCTAGGTATATTCTGAAGTTCTTTTAGCCTTTTATCTAAATCGTTTACTGTGGCTATAAATCTCTCAGTATCTTGCGTGGCTTTTTTAGTAGCTTTGCCTACGTTGTCAATAGCTGGCTGAAGTCCACCTGTAAGCAGACGTGTTGCCCCCTCGACTCCCTGAAGAAGCACGTTTATTAGGATGTTAACATTGAAATTTTTACTAGCCATTTATTGTACCTGATGAAGTAAAGGCTCTACCAATTCGGCAGAGCCTAAACTAAATTACCGAAAATACTTCAGCGATTATTTTATACTTCTTAAATAATATGTTTAGAATGGTTTATATGTTAGCCGCGTGTAATCTATAAATGTCATTTACTCTTTCTATAAATTCTAAATAGGTCTGATTAGATTTTATCCTATTACATTCCTTACATGAACTGACTACATTAAATATATTGTACCCAAGATTGGGGTTAATTCTATCTATGCCACTGTAATAAGTCAATTTATTCTTTGCCTTATCTGTATGAACATTCTCAGGACTTGATTGACAATAAAAGCAGTGTTGATTAAAAATACAAAAACACTCATCAAATGAAAGATTAAAATCAAGACCTTTCTTCTTGGCTCTATATCTATATTTAGAGAAAACCTCTCTTAATTGAGGGTGTTTAACTCCTGCAGTTACATTATACATATAGCTTATTATGTGCCGCACTGGTAAATCTTTATTTTTTATCTTGGTAATATGGCCTATAAATTCATAATAGCTCATATTACTTTTACCAAAATTGCAAACGGCGCAGCATGGCACAACATTGTCGGATGTGTAACTCTTACTTGAGTCTAGCCTATCAATTCCATTATATATAAAATCTCCATTACTATATTTACTTTTTGATATATTTTTTGGTTTACTCCCACAATAAAAGCAATTCTGTTGGAATAGGTCGTAAACTAAATCAAAAGCAAGCTGAAAACTTCTATTCTTTTTATTGTACTTATATTGGTTGAAAGCTAGTTTAGCAGCAGAAATTCCTGACTGCTTTAAGTTTCGAGTTCTTTGATTTTCTTTATTATAACATCCACAACTTTTAATATTTCCTGAAATCAGTGGATAAGCAGTAATGTTTTTAATGGTTCCACAGTCACATAGGCACTTCCACATTACTTCTTTATGTTTCGTTCTTCCATTTTCTTCCAGCACTAGAAGCCTATTAAATTTCTGTCCAGTAAGGTCATTCATTTATTTAATCTTTTATTATATCTTCTAATTGTTTTATGGCTTTTTTGATTCCTTTAGAATCACTTTGTGCGCCAACAGCTACTCCAGTTATAAACTGCAGTTGCTCAACAGCTTTTTGTTTGGTGAGAGCAGATAAGTACATTTTTATCTGTGATATAGTCATGTCGTTTATTTCATCCATAGAGTATTTATCTTTTAAATCATTTATCACATCTTTCCATGTACTTTTTATTACAGTTGTTGGTTTTCTTGTGCTTCCTGAGCCTGACTCGTATCCGTAGGTTTCGTGTTCAAATCCGGGTTTGACGGTGAGTCTGATGGGCTTTGGTTTAGACCCAGAGCCTCCAACTTTGGCTGGATCTTTTGGACGAAAAAATCTTGATTGATTTTCCAGATAGTAGCCGCCAAATCAAAACCTTCTTCAGTGTCTAAGTCTTCAAAAAAGTTAAGTGGTTTTGATATGGCCAGAGCCATGATTCCTAATACATCTTCTTCGTGTTTACCAAATAACTTAAACAGTTGTTTTGTTTGGTCTTCGTACTCATTCACATCATCAATCATATTAGAAATGTGATTAAGAACTTTAAACATATGACGAAATTTGAAAGGTTTAATTTCAATACTTTCGCCCTTTACGATAACGAATTTTGATTCTGGTTGAAGTTCAGCCAGTTCTTTTAAATCTTCTGTCATTTTCTTTTACCTTTCTATGTTATTGTTTATATTTGCGGGAAAACTTTGGTGTGATTTTTTTAGTAACATACCTATAAGAATAATAGGTATGTTACTAAACTTGAATTATATATTGTTGTTATTACTGAATTACTCTTCCGAAACCACCAAGTGTTGCATCATTAACACGAGTAGTGTCAACCAACACTGAACCAGTTAGTTCGAACTGAGCAAGCTCATCGTTGATAAGTGCAACGTTAGCTGCCGGATCAAAGATGACTCTGTAAAGCTCTACGTTTACAATTCTGCTTGAATCGGCAGTGTTTAATCCTACAAACTTAACTGCTCTTTCTACGTTTGGAGCTTTGAACAGTACAACGCTTTCGTGTGCAGCACTGCTGTAATCTACCGTAAGGTTTCCAGTGACACCCATGTTTGCGATGGTGATGATTGTGATTTTGGCCCAACCTTCGGTTGTAACCAAAGAGTAGTCAGTGTTAAGTGCTAATGTGGTTGATCCTGCTTTTACGACCACAGAAGAAGCATTAGGAAATTTTGTAAAGTAAACATCACCTACTGCAACACTTGTTACTCCAGTCTTAAGAATTTCTCCAGTTACAACAGTAGCACTTGTTGTTGATTGGTCAGAACCATACATCAACATTTTCAGATTGTTTTTAGTAAACTTCTCTAAGGTCATAGTAACCGTAGCTTTGTTTTCTGTAATCAATCTAAAGTCTGTAAGTCTGTTACCTGTTCTTGATTCCTTGTGATCCTGAACGCTTGTTTCTAATGAGATATTTAATGATGGTACGTTACCAACATCCCTATATGTCAAAATGTTTCCGCTGCTGTCTCTATCAGCTACGTGGATAACCCCTTGACCGCTAAAATATACGTCTTGAAAAGCCATAATTTGTTCTCCCGTTTAGTATGTAATACCTGTGTTGTTAAGCTATTCTTTTTACAGAGCCGTGTGAGGCATGAAATTTAGCAGCGTCATCAGACATCCACACATTATCTCCCTGCTTAAAAGGAGCGTTGTCATGTTCTAAATATCTTGCTTCAACTTGAACCAAAATATCTCCGCTATTTTTCTTATTGGCAGCTTCCACTACTGGTTTAACTGCTGTTTTTATTTCTGTTTGGTTATTTTCTGCCATGTTTTCTCCTATAAACTAATGTCATCGAACACTACAGCCTCTAGGGTGCAAAATGCAACGTTGGCTATAACATCCCCATAATTGATAATATCCATATCCTCTACTTGCAACTCTCCATGTCCTTGGAATGTCAAATCAGTTATCCCTAGATTCGGAAATTTTGAAAGATACTTGGATACATAGTCTACTTCTTCTGTTAGTAGGTTTTCTGAATTATCTATATCCTCGTTTCCGGCAGACCCCTCGTCGTATTCAAGATATGCCCATATTCTAAAAGACTTAATAACATCTCTTCTATTTGAACCAGATTTCTTTAAAAGTCCTGTGTTGGCATAAGCTAGAAGGTCTTTCCCGTGTCTTTCTGGTCTATATCTAGAGTTTCCTCCAGAACCAATCATCCAAGTATGAACCTTGCCCAAATCTCTTCCTGATGAGGCTCTTAAAAGTGCCGCAGACTCTCCGCTTCGGTGGGCAAGAACCCAATTCTGGTAAACATTTACATTTATTTTAGGATTTACCAAAGGGTTGGCGTTATCGTAAAACAAATCCAACGCTTCTACTATTCTGGCCTTAATCGCATTTCTTATTTCGAAATCTTTAATCAATTAAAAAGTTCCTCTCTATTTAAGATTTCTTCTATTAGGCTATCTAGCTTGCTTACTAAAGAGTTTTCAGAATCTTCAAATATATGTCTCCCCTGATACCCTTCTTCTGCCAGCTTGTTTTGAACATATTGTGCAAATGCAGGATCAGCGCCAATACCTTTGTCTCTCATCCACTTATAAATAGAGGCTATTGGTACTCTTGTAGGTTTTATTCCTACTTCTATTGGTTCAGCCGCTCTATCATCAGAGCCAACAGAAACTATAAAGTTTCTACTGGTGCTCTTCCTTACTTGAGAAGTGACAGAGTTATAAAAATTACCTGAAGCTATAGCGTTAGCTGATTTGATTCTTTTTTTAACTTCTGTTTTACTTAACTCACCAGCCTCTCTAGATATAATTTCTGAGAGCTTATCAAATAGCTTTTTATTGAATCTAGGCAGTTCACCGGTAAAGTTATTGATTTTTGGCATTTAACCTTGACCTACTGTAGTTAGTCTAAGATTCCATTTCTTAGTAGCTATCCTTGGTTTGACATAGCCGGAAATTTTGAATTTTTCATTGTTTATCACAACTTCTGTTGATAGCTTTATTATGTTTTCTAAGTCTATAGATTCATCATCCAAAGCAACTGAACATTCAAAAAACTCTTCTTTGCCACTTCCAGAAGAAAAAGCTTTATCCGCTATGCTCGATGTTGGGGCTGTCTGCATAAACCATCCAGATTCCAACTCTAGCAGTAAAGTATTTCTGCTCATAAATCTTAAAGTAATTCCTTCATCATAGAATATTTCTCTCTTTCTATTGTTTAAACTTTCATAAACATTTGTAAGATTTATAATAGCCATACTAATAAGGATAACTCTTTACTCTAGAAACTCTAACACAAGCACAACTTGGATAGGACGGACAGCATGGGTAGATATATTCGCCAAATATTCCAGTATACTGTGGGCGCTGCCCCACAGCCGCATCACCGTAAATTCCGAGAGACGGTATAACTCCGTCAATTGTGCTTCCTGCTCCATCCACCAAATCATCGTAGATAGATAAAAATGCAGTAGTTAAAAGTGCTTGTCTCTCTTTGTGTTGATTCCACCAGACAGCATCTCTGTCTCCCCTAATCTCTACCTCGCCTACGCCTAAATTATCAATTTCTTTTACAACAGCATTTATAATTCTAGCTTTAATAGTTCCTTCTGCAGCATCAATTCTAGATACTAAATCACCTGAAAATACTAGAGCATTGGCTCTATAAGTATCACTTTCACGAAACCAAGTAACAAGTAAAGCCTTGGTAACATCATCCAAATGATCTGAAGCATTTCTTACTTTGTCTGATGTTATTGCCATTTATTATTTCTTTTCTTCTGTTGTAGTTGTCACTTTCTTATCTTTGACTTCTGATTTGCTTGTTTCTTTTAGGATAGCCAACTCAGCTTTCAGTCTTTCCATTTCCGCCAAGATATTATCTTGAGCTTTTTTTTCTTCTTCTGGATTCCCAACTGCCAGTTCAGCTTCAGAAGGAATTTGAGAAACATGTTTAATAATTCTTCCTTCGAACAGTACTGATCTCTTTCCGTCTCTCAAAATATCTGCCATTTCTTGTCTAGTTAAAGTAGCCATTTTCAATTTTCCTTTCTATATTTTTTATTTTATTTTGAGTGCTGTATTAAAAAATTCTAATACAGCACTCAAAAAAATTTTTTAAGCCCAGTTGTTTCCGCTACCAACAGTTAGTACTGCTGTGCAAGTTTCACGCATTTTGATTGGGAAACCGCGTAACACTGCATAAGCCTCTACAGTTGGAGGATTTAAGTTTCCACCCGGCTCATAGTAGCTGATTGGCCCGAAAGCGTCTCCACTGAATCCACTATAGCCGTAAAGAGTACCGACGATAGACTCTGTAACTACTCCGTTAGCGAAGTACATAGCGTTTCGGTTGTTATCATCACTTTTGTTACTAAAAATTACTTGGTTGTACGGAAGTACTCTCTGACGTACATCTGTTCCGTTGTTGGATTTTGTCCAAAATGTCTCGTCATAAACCTCAACTTCCATATTGATGATGTTTGCTAAGAGTCCTCTCATAGCCCCAGTGTCTTTAAGATTGATGCCCCCTGTTGGGAAGCTGAATCTCAATTCACCCTTGATTCTATTTTGAAACTCTGTGCTTAAGGTGATATATTTAAAAGCTCTGCTGGACATTGTTACACGATCAAATTGCTCGCCATAAGCATCTGGGGCTGTGTCAACGGCAATTGTTTGCAAATCAGTGATTGGTGTACTATTAGCTGAATCAGACCAGTCAGTAGCCACTGTTACTTTAAGATCCGAAGGCATTCCCCAAGTAACAGAACCCATATCAATACCATTACGGTTGTATGTGTAACTGTCTCTTTGCATGGCACAAATCATTTCGTTTACACGTTGACGAATACCACGTACTAAATCTTCAGATAAACGATTCTGCCAGTCTGTGAAGAATGACAAGTCGTTGGTGGAACCTAGATTACGATCCAAACGATCAATACGTTTGATAACGTTTTCTGGAACCACAGATCCAATCTTCAGTTTAGGAATTACGTTTGTAATGAACTGAAATGAGCCAGACTCGAATGTTGGTGCTTTTTGGTCTTCAGCTACGATTTCAGCAGCGTAAACCGCACCTTTCCACTTCCCTACAATGTCATCGTCATCACTATTGACCACTTCTGTTCTGTTCAGAAATAATAGATTATCTCTATCTTCCAACTGATCTGCCAAAGTTTGGACAATAGTGTTGATTTTAACATTGTCTAAAAATCTAAAACTATTTAATGTCATAATTTTCTCCCAATTGTTGGCTTCAGGCCAAAATTTTATTTAGTTTACTTCCGATACGTAGCGTAGTCCGGGAAATGCCGAATCTAGCTCTGCTTGTGTTGGCCCGTAGACAGTATCGGCACTAGCAGCAACAGTTGCTGTAGCTGCACCACCAGTCAGTGAGGCTGCGTTTGTTGTTAACAGTGCGGTCACACCCAAAGCCGCAGCTAGAGTGATGGTGTAAACAGAACCACTTAGTGAAACAGTAGCGTTTCCAGTACCAATAGTAGAAAGGCCTGTTAAAGCAGTTTGTAGGTTAGCAGCAGAGACGTTATATGCCTGAGCACTTGTTGTCTGTCCTTTGTAACTTACTGTGAATGTTCCACCAGTAGCATCAATAGTAATAGTCTGTACCTTACTAAAATTAGCCAACAGTCTGTACTTCCAAACTAAACCACCTTCAAAAACACCTTTAGCGTGGTCACTAGCAATATCTGTGTCGTGAACTGACAGGTTGCAGATGTACATATTTCCGCGAGTTTTCAAAAGTGTTCCACCACCAATGGATGTAGACCCGTAAGGGGCAAACTTTCCATCAGCAGTACCACCAGAAATTCTGCATAAAACTGTACCATAACGAATATACTTTTCGCCAAGGTATACGTACTCATCTGCAGGATTATTTGAAGACAGGAAGTTGGTGTTAGCTGTTTCTCCATCAGGACGTACTTCTCTGTAAGGGTCTGTAGTCTCAGCAGTAATTGCTGGCCAGTGAATTGTGACTCCACCCAATTTCCACTGAGCATCATCCAAGTGTACTAGGGTTTGTAAGCCCATTCCTACACGTTCAATTTCTTTGTATCCGTATGTTGCCATTTTGTATTCTCCTTATTTATGCCAAACTATTTTAATAATTCTTATTTAGCATCCGATACTTTGTTGCGTCTCTTAGCATAAGCCATAGCCATTTCTTTAGCTTCGTCTACACTACCAAGCTCAACATCAGCAGCTTTATTACTAAAATTTAGTACTTTTGCTTTTGTAGTAAGCTCTTCTTTGTTTAAGTTGTGTGCTTCCAGTGAATTAAAAAACTCCTTCAGCAATTCAGTTCTTGTTTTGCAGGTTTTTTCCTCACTAAACACCACTTCAATCGCTTGAGTTGTGGCATCATCGTCTTCAGCTTGCATAAATAAAGCTACTACTGCGTCTTTACTTGCAGGAACAATTTTATTTTCTCTTACCAAAGAATCAGCAGTCATTTCAGCATCAACTCTTTGATTTCGCTTTAGCAGGTCAGCAACTTGCTTTTTAAGTTGTTCTTTTTCAACATCTACCACTTCTTCGTCTTTTTTAAAGTCTGCTTTTTCTTCAACTTTAGGTTCTGTTGGAGTTACTACCACAACAGCTTTTGCCTTTAATTCTGCAATTTCTTTTTTCAAAGCTTCTTTTTCTGGATCTACATTAGAGAACTTAGCGTCTAGTTCTTCTATTAACTGATCATCCGAGCTTTGAAACCAAGCTTTAACATCTTTAATTGTCATTTTTTTTCTCCCAATATTTTTGGTTTTTTCGGATGACTTGTCATCCATTGAATATTCCGCCCATTTGCTATCCATAAAATAACATTTACCTCCGCTTGTTACTGCTAGGTCGTGTAATTTTTGAATCGCCTTGGACTCTTCTGAACTAACAAACTCTGCTTTACTTTCTTCGGCAACCGCCATAGTAGCTTCTTTGTCTTTTGGAGGTTTAGAACAAATAGCTCCTGCCGCCGCAGTTCTGTCATGGACAGACTGCATTACTGATTTGCCATCCCAAGTATAGTCTTTAAATTCTTCTTGTTTATTATTATCTACCATCCAAGAAAAGAAGGCATTTACAGAACTAACTACATTATCTGATTCTCCATTCTTTTCAATACTGTCTTTAGTGAACGCGGCCATTAAAGCAGCATCACTAACCCTTGGGTTCTTAACAATGGCCAACTTTTTTATTTTTTTATCTTTTCGGTCTATTGTAGAACTAACTCTAAAAGGTTGTTCGTTACCATCCGAATCTTTATTTAATTCGTTCAGCCAAAATGGAATTTTGGCTGTACCATAAAGTTCTTCGCCATCTTCAGAAGCATAGACAGATTTCAGAGTGCCTAGTTTTCCATCTAAGATTCCCAGATTATTTACGTGTTCAACATCTATAGGACATTCCTCGAAAGAGGCTTCGGCTTCTAATATTTCTTCTGGAGTCATACTAAAATCTTTATCTTTATACTCCCCAGCACGAAAAATTAGCCCGGTCTTCAACACATAACCATCATTGGTTACTTTTGTATCTGTTAAATTGAACTTTGTATCCATAATTGTTTGTTCCTTGTGATTTTTATCACTTATTCTTTAATTATAATTAACTAATCTTTGTTTGTCAACAAGTACACAATAACTCAGTAGTAATCAGTACTTTATCTCTTATTTTATAGTTACGGTGTCCGACATAGAAGCTTCTTCAGCCCATGTTTTTGGGATACTTAATTTCTTTCTCTTGGCAATCGCTGTCAGCTTCTTTTTAACGTTTTCTCTGTCTGCATCAGTAAGACCTTTGGCTCTACCAATAAGCCTTGCTGCGGCGTCCAAATCTTCCTGTCCTATTACTGGAAATAGTCTCCTGTTTCCTACCACAAACCCAAAATCGGAATCTGGGATTTTATCTCTAATTGCTTTTGGAATATATTTAAATTGAGCATTCATAAAATTACCTCTTCTTGACTACGCAATTCTAATTTGTTATTATTTACATATCCTAATAAATGCTATAAATAAATATGAAATTTAATAAAAAACAAATACCAAATGCGATAGTTACAAGTATAATAGAAAAATATGTTGTTGAAAATAAGACAATTTCGCAAATAAAGAGTGAAATTGACTTTCTTATGTCTCCTAGATTTATTGCTCATATATTAAAGATGAATAATATAACAATAAGAAACTTACCTCAAAAATGGAATAAATCTTTTTTTGATAATTTTAATGCTTTAAATTGTTATTGGGCCGGTTTCTTGTTTGCTGACGGCCACATAGTAGACAAAGGCAACACCACAGGTTTTGCAGTAAAACTATCTCTAAAAGATTTAGAACATCTAAATACTTTTAAGAAGGATTTAGAATTAGAAAATGAAGTATCTATACATAACAATACAAATTCCTGTCTAATAAAGATTACTCAGGGAGATTTGGCTCATAAATTATTAAAATTCGGATTAAACATAAATAAAACTTTTGAATTTATCGAGCCAAAAATTCCAAACGACCTGCTACCTCACTTTATTAGAGGATGGATAGATGGAGACGGTACAATAAAAGTAACTAAACATCAGGAAAGAATAAAGCTGGTCGGCAATTCTTTCGCGCTTAAATGGTTATTAAAAAAGCTTAGAGAGCTTGGATACGACGGCAAAGCTTTGTATTATGATATTAAAACAAAAACAATAGATCTTCCCTATGGAGAATTGATAATAGCAAGTCCTAAAAATATCTTGCTTTTCTCAAAGACAGTTGTCTATGATTCTTATCCAAGACTAGACAGAAAATGGATTAAAATAGATATTTTAAAAGATCTTGTTGAAACCAGATGTTTGCAAAAAACAAATAATCTTGAGAGTGTAAAATCAAACATATCTATTACTCCTAAACAGAAGTTAAACCCAATAAAAAGAATTAAACTTACAGAAGAAGAAAGAAAAGAGCGTCAAAAACTTCGTAATAAAGATTATAAAGCTAAATTAAGGAGCTTAGGAATAAATCCCTATCACTACGAATCTAGATATATAAATAAATCTTGGAGAAAATCTAAATCTTAGCTAAATCTTCCTCCCCAATAGTCACATATCTGTCATTGTTAGAAAAATCTGAGTGTTCGGTGCTAGCCGGATCTTCCCAAGTGCTTAATAAATTATCTGGGATATTAAGTTTCTTTTTAACTATTATTTTTATAGCTTTCTTTCTAATTTCGTCTCTTCCAGTGAGCCTTCGTATTTTGCCGTAAAGCATATCGGCGTCTTTTTGAGAATCTATGAAAAATCTCATTCCAGAAGCGTCAGCATAATTAGAAGAGTCTTTTAATTTGTCGTTTAATGTTAAATACGATTTCTTCATATTAAAAACTCGTTGGTTTTGATCCAGATTTAGTTGAAATATAAGGTTGTGGGTTTGAAGAACCATCTCCACTTACAGGCTTATTCGGAGCAATATTAGTATCAACAGTCTTACCTGAATCTATACTATCCAAATTACCTAAAGCTTTCTTTTGAGGAGTTAAAATTTTCTCTGCCCGCATACCTATGCCGGTTAAAGTTTCTAGAATCCTGTTTTCATCTTCAGTTAGCTTATCTTTTTCAATGTCCGAAAGAACTATTTTGGTAAAGTCATTTATTGCCTTGATAACTGACTGGTCTGTTATAGTAGCTAATGATTTTTGTAGCCCTACAACCTGATTTACTCTTTCGAGATTTGAAGCTTCTCTAGTCTTCTTAATTTCAGCCTCTTTTTGAGATTGATCCAGTACTGCACTGGAGTATCTAAGAGATTCGTCTGCTGTTATGTTTCTAAACTGATCATAATTACTATTTCGTACGGGCAGACCTAACATTTGATCTGTATAACGCTTTTGATCCTCAGATAAGTAACCAGCAGCATATAGTGTGGCAACTGTAGCTCCATCAAGGGAGAAGTTTCTTCTCTCTGTGTCACCAAGAGAAACTACTGGCATAAATTTTAAGAATTTACTGCCAAAATTATATTTAATTAGCGGTCTTAGGATTTGAGTCGTGATCATGTCAGCCACAGTTTTCTTAATATCCCAAATTAAATTATCAAGAGTGTCCATATGCGTCTGACTTTGTGCTCTTGATGAGTATCTGCCTTCTGAGGTAGCTAAAGTCTGTAGTAAAATACTAGCCTCAATTTGAGAATCAGCCATTTCTAGAGTTTTATAAAAAGGAAGACCACTGCCTGTCCCACCAATCTCTTGTACTTTAGAGCCGCCTTTTAACGCTATAGTAGTAGAATTTCTAGCCTGAAGAAGCGCCTGTAGCAAAGCCCCCTCTCTATTTATGACGGTAGGCTGGCCATTAGAGTTTCTGACTATGTTTCCAGCAGCATCTCTAAGGATGGGAGGTTGTTGACCTTCCTGATCTTCTGGAGTGTATCCAATGAGCAAAGGTATTGAGCAGGTAAGTAAGAACCTTAAGATTTCTGGTAAGATATTTTGCTTCAAATTCCAGAAGTTAAATGCTGATCTCAACATACTTTGCCCACGAGGATCACCGTCTTTAGCATCTATGGTTAGATACACAAACTTATCAGTACCTAAAAACACATTCTCCTCTCCGGTTTCTGTTTTTATTACTGTTTTACCGTTCTTTTTGGTTATATTTTTGATGTTTATAAAATCAAGATTTTGATTAGTTTGATTGTTTGCAAGCTTTCCGCTTCTAAGTTGATTATTTTGACCAACTATTCCTAAAATATTAAGACTGTCATCTACCACGAATCTGGCAGAGCCTATAGGTTTTGGTTTTATGGATTTTAGAGTTAGGTAAGTTCCATTAAGATGATCTATAAACTCCGACTTATAAACTACTTCCGCAATCTTATGGCCATATACAGTTGCGTCCAACATTTGCTCTAAGACGGTTTTGAAGGGGCTGTCCATATTCTTAAGTACATAAGAGCAAAACTCTGAAACTTTCTCAGCAGACATGTACTCTGGATCATTGTCTGACAAACAAGGAAGTAACTCTACATCATCTCCCAAAGTTCCTATCTTTATTATTTTAATACATTTATGAACTTTGGGATCTCGTGCCATCTGTTCGTATATTTGAAACCCAAACTCAGACATCAAATCGTCATTTGACACACCAAGTACATTTTGACTTACTCCGTTTCTAAGCCCCACTGTTCCAAGTATTCCTCCAGAGAGAAATTCTTTTCTTGGATCTGAGTAAATGTCTTCAACATTTACTGATGCAGTCAGATTTGTTTTGGTACTTTTTCTAGCCATATTTAAACTAATTCTGGAGTTTTAATATTTTTTATATAACCACCAGTAGGGTAATCTTCCTCATCGCTAACGGGTTTGATTTTTCTAAACTCTATTTCGAGTCTGTCACCTTCTCTTACAGGAAAATGCAAACTCGAAACAGGTAATTGAAACCAGAAAAAAGTTGATTCTTCTAGAAAATCTATACTTTCTTTGTCCACTTTATCAACAACAGCAGTCATAATTATTTTTTCTTTTTCTGTTCTTCTTTTGTATCTTCTACTACAGGTTCTTCTGTGGGAGTAGGTGCTTCTGTTTTTACAAAAGGCTGTAGTTCAGTTACTACTTTTCTAGCTGCCATTGCTGCGATATATAGGTTTTTTAGTCTTTCCTGAGCTTCTCTGACTTGGGCATCCAAACTGTTATGCTCTTCCGATAGCTGTTTAAATTCTTCTAAATTTTTGTTGTAAATCTCTTGAATATTTTCTAATTGCATTTAATTTTATCCTTTCTTTCTATATTTATAGTATTTTAGTTAATATTTATTAACCTGATTATTATAGTATTTTATAGAAATTAAAACAATAACCACTAGGCTATATAGGCAGTGACATCTATTATCAAATCAACAGTTGCTGAAGAATAGACATTAAAAAACCCACTTGCATTAACTGCGCTAAAACAAAAAGAGTTCAAAGTAGTTGATGCAAAATAGTTGACATTAGAGTTTCCGGGCTGAGCTACTCCAGTTGGCCATAGAGTTAGATACCCGCCAGCAGACTCGTTAACTACAATTAAGTTACCAAAAAACCCTTTTGCCTCTGCTGGAATTCCTGTACACAGCGTCTTGAGTTGGTGAGTTACAAAGGTTCCCGCAGTAATTTGTGCTGCCGGTGTGACACACGCCGGTTGCCCTGCTCTAGTATCAAGTAGACGAACTGGTGCTGGTAGTGGATAAATCAAATATCCACTGTTTACTGCCGGTAGTCCGAATATTCCTTGTTCAGAATGCATAAGTATCTCCTTATAAATTTGCTCCATGAACAAAAACATTGAAAGTTTCAGCGTTGTTCGTGGAAGCCCTTATTTTTCCATTTGTTGCTGGCAAAACTAAAGGTCTAGTTGGCATATATTCTCCAACAGCCACTTCTACGCTGGTACTTGGTGTTATGGCGGATATTAAAATTTCCTTCCATAACCTGTAAGTTGATCCATCCGTAGATAAGAATAAACGAACTACTCCTGCCGTTGTAGTTCCTGTAGCTACTACACGAATATACTCTATTCGTGCTCCATTACTGCCCGCAGTAAATATGTCTGAATACGTACCGGTAGACCCGTCTCTATTAGTATTTGCCGTGCTTACTTGTCCTATTCCAAGAATAGGAGTTTGCGCAAAGACTGGTGTATTTGATACCGCCATGATTTAATCCTTTATCCTTTTAGTTATACGCACCTGTAGAAAGTTGCAAGCGCAACTGCCGCGTTTACCACATTTGCTAATGATAAAGTAGCACTTGCCCCCAAACTTACTGAAGATGAGGTTGTGTTTATTTGATTGCTAGTCCCGTTAATAGTTAAGGAACTATTAGTTAATGAAGAGTTTCCTATATTACTTAACGTATTAGAGGAACCGCTTATAGTCTTATTAGTTAAAGTGTCTGTAGAATCCACGCTTGAAAATCGTCTCCAAGCACCGTTCATGTACAGCCATTGTCTATAGTTGCCGCCAACACTGTCTTTTTGTACGTAGAAAGGTACAGATCCAGAAGATGCTCCGGTATAAGTAGGAGTTCCTGTTGGCGCACTAGAAGATGAATATTGTGGTATGTAAATGAATCCATCAGTTCCTGTATCACCTAGATCCCCGCCATCATTGAATATAGCATTCATCTTACCGCCAGAACCCACAAATCTTATTAGTTTGCTTCCAGAAAATCCGAAAGCAGCGGCATCGCCAGTAAAAGACACTGGCCCATCTACCCAAAGTCCATGATGAGTGTTAACTGATGGTTTTATTCTAAGACCTGTACTTCTAGTTATAGTAGCGTTGGTTCCTGCTGTAACAGTTTCAATATCTAGATTTATAGCATCTGTAACAGTAGAACTTGATACAAAAGAAATAGTTCTACCTTGTATTCTGAAAGCTCTGTCCAATGTTACCGAGCCAGCGGCACGTTGCATAGTTCTGGCCAAATTAAAGTTTATATCCGTTATCTCAGTAGAAGCAGTTAGACCGGTATGCGCAGCACCTGTAAATGTAAAATGACTTGGAGCACCTGATGTTTGTAGTCTTGGACTTAAAGTAAAATTACCAAAATTATCTGTGTCAAATACTGTGGTTTGTCTGGCTTGAATTCTAAACGGTTTTATTGATGAACCTGTATTGTCGGCGACAACATCTAACAAATACCCTGTGGCAGAAGTATTTGTTGAACTTATCTTAAACATAGAGTTAGTAGAAGTATTGCCAGACCAAGAAAAAGCAAATAAACCTGTAGTATGTGAGAATGTGGTATCAAATGCTGCTTGTGAAAATGTAACAGGCGACCCAGACGATGCTAGATCGCTAATTGGTACAATTATTGTATTAGATGCAGTGCTTATAGTTTTGTTTGTTAGCGTCTGCAGAGAATCTGTTCCAACTAAAGTAGTGGAAGAGCCGGGAAAGGTGTAGGTTCCACCACCACCATTAGTTAAGGTAAGATCTCCTCCAGTTAAGGTCAACTTCCTTGAAGTAGTACCACCAGCGATATCGAACCCGTCTGCGTTTTTATTTACGTCTAATCCTATTGCGTTTCTTTTTGCCATTATTAGTTCACCTTATACTACTGTAAGTCCAGTTCCGACTTGAGATATAACGTTCCATTCTGTGTTTTGTACCACGCAAACCAATTCGACTGCATCTCTTCTGTGAGTAGATTCGATGTAACCACCAACACCTGTAGTAGTATCTAAATCAGTAGCATGAATTATTACACTAGCCGGTTGAGCTATTCTCCATCCGCCTGCTCCTTTACCCACAACTCTAACTATCTTTCCAATTGCTGCTGTGGTTGGTAAAGTAAAAGTTACTAAACTTGCGTTGTTTGCTATATATCCAGAATCTACAGCTATTGTTTGCGAAGTACCTGTTATCTCTGACCATGTTAAACCCCCGCCAGTCGCTGAGAGTGTGCCAGAAGATAAAGTTAAGTTTGTTCCAATAGTTATTTCCTGCATAGCTCCATTGGAACCGGCAGAACGTCCTAAAAGTCTGTTATCTGTAATAGTTTGTATTTTGGAAAAACTAACCACGCCAGCAGCTATAGTAGCTGCAAAACTGCCTGTTCCTGAGCCTGTAACATCCCCTGTCAGAGTTATAGTTTGATCCCCGGTATTGGTTCCAATTATAGAAGATGTTCCAGTGATAGTAAGTTGTCTGTCTGCATCACCAGTTACTATAGTAAGCTGTCTATTAGCTGTTAGATTTGATCCCGGAACAATACTTAATGTATGACTCGCATCTGTATCTAAAATACCTAGTCCTGTATTACCAACTGACAAAGAAGTAGCTGTGGCCACGCCTAGAGTCGGTGTAACAAATACTGGTGAAGTAGCTCTTGCCACTGCGCCTGTTCCAGTGTTTGCGGTAACTGCTACTCCGTTTATTGAGAAACTATTTCCAGTTCCGGCAGTGTTATAAGTTTTATTTGTAAAAGTTTCTGTTGATGACGAAGTAGTATAATCAGTTCCGGCAGTAGCGGCTGTAAAAGCAGAAGTACCGTTACCTTTTAATATTCCTGTTAGTGTCGTTGCTCCTGTTCCGCCCTGACCGACAGCTACAGTATTGAGTGCCGCAGATAGTATTTTTCCTGCACTATCTGTTAATGTTGTTACTGAAGAACCTGCTTTCAACAGTCCGGCAACAGTCAAGTCTCCGCCAGAAGTAAAAGAAACTATGTCAGTGTATGCTCCACCATTAATAGAATTTGAAAAATAAAAACTTCCGCTAGGATTTGCTGCACCTGAAGACGGTCTAGATTCCATTACCCAATCAACAGACCTAGACGCAGCAGTTGCGTTAGTCTTCCATGCCTGAGAGTTGAATCTTATTCTTGGTGCATACTGTACCTGAACACCTGAAGTAGCCGCAGTAGTATTAGTTATAACTATACCATCAGTTGAAGTGGTAGCTAAAGCACTTTTTGTGTAGGTGATTGTTCCATCCCCGGCAATTCTAAATCTCTCAGCAAAGTCTGTGGCTATTATTATTGGCGCAGTATTGCTAGTATAGATTAATGCGTTACTGGAGTTCTGGAATGAGATAGTACCCAAATTCACATTGGAAATACCCATTGTTGAACCTACAGCATTTCCACCAGTATATCTCAACCATAACGAGTTTAGATTAGGGTCATAATCAGATCCTTCAAGCTCTATTATGGCTTGATCCACGCTGGTTGTACCCATAACGTCAATGTTGGCCCCTGCTGAGCCTCCAAAAACGAACAACCTGCTGGTATTTCCAGTAACGTTTGTTGTTGACCCTATTCTTAACTCTCCATCATTTGTCATCATCATTCTGCTGGTAGAGTTAGTTGTGTCATAAATGTCAAAAGCGCCGGTTCCGGCTGTTCCGGTTCTTAGTTGGAAGGCGTTGTTTAAGTTAAGGTTATTTCCTATACTTAAAGTTCCTCCACTTGTGATACTTGCGATAGTACTGTATCCTCCGCCATTAACCTGATGCTTAAAGTTTAGTATAGATGTTGGCGCAGATGTTCCTTGCACCGGGAGATTATCTATTACCCAGTCCAAAGTCTGACTTCCGGCTGTGGCATTAGTTTTCCAGCCTTGCCCGGTAAGTCTTAAACGAGGACTTATTTGTTGAGCACCGTTCGCTGCTGCTGTTGAGTTTACTAAAGATAATCCGTCTGAAGATGCAGTACCTAACCCGCTTTTGGTTAGTATGACAGCACTAGCAGACACTGATAAAGGTGAATCTAAGAATGTGGTAGAGTTACTTCTGTATGGAATTACTGTGTCTGTACTATTTATAGTAGTGCCCCCACCACCAGATGCGCTAAGAGTACCAGCAGATAACGTTAAACCAGAACCTACCGTTATTTCTTCTACAGCACCAGAACTGGCAGTTGTTCTTCCTAGAAGCCTGTCAGTGTTCATAGTAATGCTTGACGGGCTTAAATTAGTTATCTGAGAACCATCACCAGCAAATCCCCCAGCAGTAAGAAGCCCAGAATCATCAAAGATAAACAAATCTGTAAATCCGCCAGAATCTAGTTGGTGACTTAATGTGAACTGTGATGCCCCGACATTATTGGTAACATCGTTAAACAGCTTCCATTCAGGCGTGTGTTGTGTAGTTGATCTAGACCTTCCTCTGAACATTAAGCTGTGACTGTCACGTGCGCCGTCAGTTCCTAGTGCCGCAATGTCTAAAAGAAGTACATTAGATGGCGTAGTACCAGAATTAAAAGTATGTAATCCTGTCCAAGTAGGAGCTATTGACTGGCTTAAAGCAGGAGCGCCATCAGATCTTAAAAACGTAGTTGCTGAACCATTTACTGCCGAAAGACCAACACTGGCTGTAGGATTAGCTCCGGTTGCGCCACCACTGCCTACCTGAGTTTCAGTTCCGGCATCATTCTTGAAAAATAGTTGTGATGCTCCAGAAACATCTTTGGCATATATCGAGACAGAGTTTGCTGGTGGAGTAGCTGATGATGCTATTTCGTTAAGCAACAATCTATCTTTTGCTCTAACAACACCTTCAAAAGTTAAAGCGTAGTCAGTAGTTCCAGCTAGCAACGAGCTTGTAAGTGCTGGAAAAGATGTAGAAGCGCCAACATTAGTATCAAAATAGGTAGAAAAATCTCTATGCCCTATTTGCATAAAAGGCATTCCAGAAGAGTGTATAGGTTCCCCGCTTGTCCAAGATGCACCATTAGTCACTATTCCAGACCCGGCGTCAAATATTCCAGATGTATTAGCATCCACAAAATCAAACACTAACGCCTTAACTGTTCCAGTTGCTGGTGCAGTTATGGTTGTACCAAAGAAACTTGCACAACTACCTGTTTTGAACCTTAAGCCTGTATCCGTGAAATCCTCTATATTGGTTCCTATAAATGTAGCTCTAACATATTTGTCAGCGCCATCCTCTGCCGTTAAATCACCAAAGATTCCCCAAAAACAGGTAGTACCAGAATCAATTCCGTTACAACCTATGAACGTGGGAGCACCACTATGTACTCGATATGCCGCTTTGCTAGTACCAACTGTGTGTACATAGCATCTTATAAAGGTACAATCATTGCTGCCTAATACATCTATAGCATGCCCGCCAGAGGACAACATACTTATATCTAAACTATCAAATACTTGAGTAAATGACCTGTTATCTATTTTAATTGCTGAACTTGAACAGTTGCTAAATCTTATATTTTTAAAAGTAAGATTAGATGGTTCGTTCGTTCCATGAACGTGTATTCCATGATTGGCTGATCCTGTTCCCACACAAATTATGGATAACTTTTCAACAGTAATTGAGTGTATTACCACAGAACCAGTGTCAATATCAATAACGGGTTTTGTGTTGTCGTTTGATTGTAGTATTGACTTGCCTTCTCCATCACCATACACAGTAAGGCTGTTTGTAGGTATTACCAAGCTGTCTATCAGATATGTTCCAGAAGGAAAATATAAAGGTTTTGCTAGAGCATAAGCAGCAGTTACCGCGTTTGATACACTTGTCGTATCATTTGTAACCCCTCCGCCAGTGGCCCCATAATCTTTTACGTTTATTCTATCTGTATTTAAAGTAGGTATAACGTCATAATCTGTTCCGACCGGAAGCAACTGAAGAATCTGTTTATTTTTAGTAACTTTATAGCTGCTAGCACCTCTAACAGTACCACTATCGTTGGCGTTAACAGTAATCTCCACACCATCGGCAGAAAGATTCTTTATAACTATAAGTTCTGGTTCTGTGTACCACCCCGCCCAAGGAAGAGTTAATGTAATATTACTAGAAGCATTAACTTCATAGTATTTTATTCCTGGGTGAGTAAAGCTTGTAGTAGCAGTTACTGCTTGCTTTGTCATTATAGAGTCTGCCCTATAAAGAGGTCTGCTAGCACCTACAGTACTGTCATAATATCTGCTTTGAAATCCGTAACCTGCTATTCTAGGCCCGTTCCCTACAGTTTTGATTGGTGGAAGATAATCTGAATGTACTACTTCACCTTCTGCATAGTAATATTTATTCAGAGTTTGACCACTTGCCGAACCCGCAAAAGCTGAAGTAACTGAAAAGTGTGTATCGTCAGTTATAGTGTTTACTTTTCTGACTTCTCCAGCAACCAAAACTAGCTGTCCAGAAACCAAAGCCGTCAGAAATGAGGTGCCACTACCAACTACATTTACAGTACCATTAATGGTTACTGTTCCGGTTATTGCTTCGTAGAACGAGTTACTGAATATAACATTATCGTCAAAAGATCCTTTCGACAAAAACGCTGGATATGGATAAATGCTTAAATCCATATCATAAGTTAATGCTTTATATGTACCAGAAGCTCCGCCATCTCCGACAAACGAGTTTGTACCCAAAAAGTGAATTACACTGTTTGCGTAAGACTTGATTCCTCCAGCTTTAGAACTTTCAATGTTACAATTATTTAACGTCAGTCTTGCAATACTATTAGAAGAAAGTCCGTCAGCTTCCAGTCCCGTAACATCACCAACTATAGCCCACCAGCTATTTGCTGGAGAGTTATTTATACCGTTACAGCTTATTAAGTTTACCTCACCACCACGAATTCTAAATCCGGCAAGAAACCCTGTATTCAAATCAGCCGCATATAAGCTCTCGTAGTGATTGGAAGGCATGTTAGGCGAGTTTATAAGAAACGGATAGCCGTTGTTGTCGCTGGAAAGAATGTCTACAAATCTTGAACTAAATGCGTTACCTACATACATACCGTGCGAACCGCAAGTAAGTATACTTACTCCTTGAATGTCTACGTCATAGACATAAGTT